CACAGGAGAAGGACAATGTGGTTGATGATATTGATAGCGGTACACATAAGCGATCCAAAGGACGTTCCGGCAAGAGTGATGCTGGAGTTTCAGGATCAAGTGACTTGCGAACAAGTGTTGAAAACAATGACCTATCAAGTAAAGTTTGATTCTTTCAAAGTACAAGGACAATGCATAAAAAAATCTTAGTCATTACTGACAACTTAGAGGATCAGATCAATGGTGTGGTTACCACTTTTAAGAACATTGAGGCGCCCGCTGTTCTGGATGGCTATAGTATCGTATACCTTACTCCCCGGGAGTTCTTACATGTTGATTGCCCAGGCTACCCTGAAGTTAAACTTGCCTGGCCATGGGGTATTGGCAAGAAGATTAAAGCGATATCTCCGGATTATATACACATCGCCACAGAGGGTCCTCTTGGTTTGTTCGCTAGACTTTATCTTGACCTCAAGCATTACCGTTACAATACTAGCTATCATACTAAATTTCCTGAATTCGTAAAAAAGATCTATCACATACCCTTAAGTGTTTCGTGGTGGTACCTGCGCTGGTTCCACAAACACAGCGGCCGTGTGCTAACAACCACAAAGACCATGGTGAAAGATTTACAAGCGCATGGGTTCACTGGGGAAGTAGTTTCCTGGACTCGCGGTGTTGACCGTACAGTACTCAAACCCACACAAGCGTGGTCGCACCCTAATCCAAGACCCCTGTTGTTGTATGTGGGCCGTATCAGCAAAGAGAAAAACGTAGAAGCAGTGTGTGATCTAGCAGACACCTATGATGTAGTCATAATTGGGGACGGCCCGCATCGTGCTGCACTAGAAAAGCAATATCCAGGTGCACAGTTCCTGGGCTACAAAACAGGCAGCGATCTAGCCAACTGGTACAGTCGTGCAGATGTATTTGTGTTTCCTAGTCGACTTGATACTTTTGGCATAGTAATTATTGAAGCAATGAGTGTGGGTACACCCGTAGCAGCATACCCAGTTCCTGGCCCACAGGACATTATAGAACCCGGGGCAGGATATATGAGTCACAATTTACGAGACAGTGTGGACATTTGTTTAAATTTAAACAGGGGTCGCGTTCAACAACTGAGTGAAAAATGGACCTGGGAGTTATGCTGGGTTATATTCAAAGAGAATCTCGTAAGTTTAAATCGGACACAATGATAGAGTGTCGCTGGAGCTCGTAACCAGATTTCCCGTTAGGGATTTTTAATTCAAGTAAATAAGTGTTCAATTATGATAGAAGCCATTATTACATTTTTTTCTATATTTTTACTTGATATTGTCTACACTTATTATCTAAGATGTGTAGCCGATAACAATGTATTGGGCGCGAGTTTTTGGAGCGTGGCCTGCTATATATTGGGAAGTGCAGCGGTTATCAGCTATACCACAAATCACTGGTTGGTCATTCCCGCCATGGCTGGCGCATTTTGTGGTACTTTTGCTGGAATGAAAATCAAAAAGCTCAAATCACAGAAAGAGTAAATACAGTTATGAAGAAACCCACGATTGCCCTGTTTATACATCAGCCTCGCTGTTCGGTGCAGTGTGCAAACGGTATGCTTTTAGCGTTTTCTACACATTATAACTTAAAATTGTTCACTTGGCATCCTTTAGAAGACAATTTCTTTGATGATGTGGATATTGTGGCTTTTCCAGGCGGCGATGGAGATTCAGAATCTTGGCATTGGCTAATGAAACATCATGCCCCAAGAATACGTGATTTTGTGGCCCGTGGCGGCAGATACCTGGGCATTTGTATGGGCGCATATTGGGCAGGCTCGCACTATTTTGACATACTTCGAGACGTAGATGCAGTACAATATATTACCCAGCCCAACACAGACACACGTAGACCACACGCAAAAGACATCAAAGTGAACTGGAACGGCGAAGACATGACCATGTTCTTTTATGATGGCTGCGCTCTAGAAGGCGACAGAACCAAATTTGAAACTTATGCTACCTACGCCAACGGTGACCCAATGGCCATATTTCAGGGAAGAATTGGAATTATGGGCTGTCATCCTGAAGCAGAAGAAAATTGGTACACCATGTACTCTTGGCTGCGTACGAAATGGCATGGCGGTCAACAAGATCTATTGCTCGAATTTGTTGACCTATTGATGTCTAAATAATATAATTATATTATTTTCTAGTACTACAGGCGCACCAAAGGACAATTATGCATCATAAATTTGATATAGATATCGAAATGACAGCAACTATTAACAGCACAGTGGCTATGCAAATGATTCAAGAAGTTGTTGAACGACAGACCGGAAAAGCAATTACCAACATTGAACCAAAATATAATGGTACCAGCCTTGATGGATTTCATGTAACTTTTGACCCGCACATGACACCAACCGCAAAAAAATCAGCATTCACACCTAGTAAAGAATTTATTCTAATGAACTTCGACGACAACTAGTAAAGATACCGGTAAGTGTTGTCAATTGAATTTTTCTATTACAATAATAAAAAAATATTCGGCAAAAATCTATTAAAATTGTGTTGACAATAGGCCTTGGCAGCATATATAATATAATGCATTGCAACATTTTTATTCAAGGAGAAATAAATGCAAGTAAAAGGAACCAAAACCGAAGAGTGTTTGAAAGAAGCATTTGCAGGAGAATCAAAAGCCAATCGTCGTTATCTATATTTCGCAAACATGGCTGACATTGCAGGTGCTACAGATGTAGCCAACATTTTCCGTCATACTGCGGAAGGTGAAACTGGTCATGCACATGGCCACATGGAATATCTAGTCAACGGTGGCAGTGGCGATCCAGAAACAGGTTTGCCAGCAACCAATATCATTGAAGCACTTGAGTCAGCTATTTCGGGCGAAACACACGAGTACACTGACATGTACCCAGGCATGGCCAAGACAGCACGTGATGAAGGCTTTGACGAAATTGCCGACTGGTTCGAAACTCTAGCCAAGGCAGAGCGTAGCCATGCTGGTAAGTTCAAGAAAACTCTTGATGCTTATAAAGCAGAACAAAACAATTGATATGAAATATGATACTGTTGTAACAGACGGTATAATAACTCTTACAAACCCTAATACTACTTTAGGGTTTGTGAGATTCAAGCCTACTGGTGTAATTGAATACATTTTTGTTCAGCCCATGTATCGCAAGCATGGATTGGCCAAAACGTTATTGAGCAAAGTCGCAGAGTTGACAGGACATGAGCCTGTACCGGAACCACCCGTTAGCCCACTGGGTCAAAAACTTTTTAAGGTATAACATGTTAGAATGTTTAATAGTTGGAGATAGCATTGCTGTTGGTGTTAGTCAAGTTCGTACTGAGTGTCAGGCCATTGCAAAAAGCGGCATTAACAGCAGTGACTGGAACAAAAAGAATTTACATAAATTAAAGCCAACTAAGACATTGATTATCAGTTTAGGTGCAAATGATCTAGGTATTAATACCGAAGGTCATGTTAGATCATTACGTGCTAGTGCTCAGGCTGATAGAGTGTTTTGGTTATTGCCTAGTCAGCGATTAAAGCCTCGTCAAGTTGAGGCGGTACAACTAGTAGCTGCAGAGTTTGGAGATACTGTTATTCCTAGACCTGAAAGCAATATCAGCAGTGATGGTGTGCATCCTACGTATAAAGGTTATAAAATTTTAGGTGATCAGACTCGCTAATGATTTTACGTAGATCAATTTAATGATCTACTGGATACAAATGCAGTGCAACATAGGGTATAATTGTGATACATACTGTTGCAGTATGTTAATTTTAATCAAGGAGAAATAACATGGCATGGACTACACCAGCAGCACAAGATATGCGTTTTGGTTTTGAAATCACTATGTATATTGCTAATCGTTAATTTTACGATTTAAACAAACAAAAAAGGACTCTATTGGAGTCCTTTTTTACTAATCATTGAAAATTTGTTAAATACTGTATGCAATTTAATACTCCAATATTTTCTAATCGAGCAATAAACTCAATTGAAAAAAAGTACGATCAATTTGAAAATACATTTATTTGTAGGTGGTTATATGATATCTATCTTGGAGAATACGAAACCACTCTAGCATACCCAATTCTTAAAAACAATTTTGAACAGAATTACTATCAAAATATTGACTTAACTGATGAAAATAAAAAATTGATTGGTCAATATTTTGATAGAATGATACATGATGAAACAGTACACTCTCAACTGCTGTTAGATTTGTTAAAAAACAATTTCAACAAAGACGTGTTGCCGCATGATTTAATAACAATAAAAAAACAGACGCTTGATAGATTGAGAGATTATAGTCTTACCCAGTTGTTAACTAGATACTATGTTGGAGAATGTTGTCTTTGGACCGGCTTTTATTTACTATACAAAAATTGCTCAGACAATCAAACAGCAAAAATATTTCATCGTTTGGTAGTAGATGAATCGCATCACAATAATAATATTTTTAAAATATATCAAAAACTCTTTAGTTCCGTAGAGTTAGAAAACAATAGCTATATTAGTTATGTGACAGAGTTAAGGTATTTTGGGTTAGGTTTTGTAAAAAGTTTTTTTAAATTAAATGATGAAACTAGTAAAAATAGTAGATGGGTTTTGAATTTAATTTACAATCACGACTGGCAGAGTCAATTTAATTTGATTTTTTTAAAGAAAACTTTTAAACTGTATTCGTTGTTTAATCCCGAAAGCGATTTTGACAGTTATTGCAGAATAATAAACAAAGATGTGTTAACAATAAATTAACATTTTGAGACTTGACAACAAAGATAAATAAATATACAATAGAGACTATGATGACTTCAGTACAATTACATAAATCGTTTATATCACAACCCGAATGTGGGCTAACAGCCTACTGGGGTATGATTACACGTGATATTAGTAATCGTGTCCTGGGGGATTATAGAACCTAAGTGTAGTACAACTAAATTCTATAAAACCCCAGGACTAAACACCCTGGGGTTTTTTTATAAAGGAAGAAATGACGAACGAACAAGAGATACTGTCGTTTCAAAAAAAGTTAGAAGAACGTAATTTTGTTTTAGACGATCGTTTACTTGAACAATTAGTTAAAGGTAAGATGGAAAGATTGCGTCAGCAATTGGAAATGAATACAAAACTACGTCAGTTAGCAAAACGACATAGGTAATAAAGTGCAATGCGGAACGAGGCTGCGGCAACACTTAAACTTGCCAAACGGGCGGAGCTCAGGATGAAACAGCTGGCGGTAACGGCCAAGTAAAATTGAAATGATAAAGCACATTCAAACACATAATGGCGTCCGGAGCCATGGATTACTGTTACGAGGATCCAAGAATGTGTTTTATCATACACTCTAGATGAATAGACGGTCTTGACAACCAATTACCTATGTATTTAGGAACTAGAGTGTTGCTGATTTACACTCTAGACGAACAGCGTTCCGGTCCTGCGACGACGGGAAGGCGGCCTTTGGGCAACTAGAGTTAATTTTTTTATAAAAGTATAAAAGTTAAATATCTTATGCATAATAATTTTTGCCATCATCCGTGGATTGGTGTTGATATCACTGCACAAGGAGAATTTAGACCCTGTTGCAAATACGATGGTTTCACAGAGACATTGTATCCAAGATCATTACAAGAGTACCAAGCAAGTTCTGAAATTTTACAACTCAAGCATGATTTATTGGCTGGCAAAAGAGCCGACGGCTGTAGAAGATGTTGGAACGATGAAGACAGTGGTGTATTAAGTAAACGTCAAATTGATTATACTGAAATTTTTAAAGACAAGATTACCAGTTTAGATTCTTATAAAATTTTAAGTATTACATTTGGAAATAGCTGCAATTTAACTTGTAGAACATGTACCAGCTACTACAGTTCAGGATGGATTGTGCCTGAAACAAAATTACAAACCAAATTTCCTACAATAGAAATTTACAAGCATCACAAATTTTATCAAGATAACAAATTCATTGAATCAATATTGACATCTTTTAAAAATGTTGTACAAATTGACTTTGCTGGTGGCGAAACATTTGTATCAGGAACAAAAGCGCACTTAGAATTTTTGGACTATTTTATTCAACAAGGTGCAGACAATATCAGCTTGCGCTATGTTACAAACGGTACAATTTTTCCAAACAAAGAATTTTGGCAGCGTTGGAAAAAATTTAAATCTTTAGAAATACAACTCAGTGTTGATGGCACAGAACAACAATTTAATTATTTAAGATATCCAGCCGATTGGACAACGGTGTTGCATAACATAAATCTTTATAAACAGCAGGAGATTACCAAGCTGACAGTGAGTCATACAATTAGTAATCTAAACGTATTTTATCTGCCAGAATTTGTCATATGGTGTATCAAAAACAAATTGGGAAAGCCGCATTTTAATCTAGTAGAGGCGCCAAGTCATTACAATATTAAATCGCTACCCGGCACAATTAAACAAGCAGTGGCTGATAAACTTTTGAAGTACAATCTAAAAAATATAGTAGAGTACATGAATCAAGAAGATTTAAGTTCTAACTTTGATTTTTTTCTAGAATTAACTGACGAATTAGACTTACAAAGAAATCAAAATTTTGGTAGCACTTTTCCAGAATTTAGTAAAATTATCAGTGACTATAAAATGGGTGCGTAACTCAACTGGTTAGAGTAATCGGCTTTTAACCGATAAGTTGTGAGTTCGAGTCTCACCGCACCTACCATACAAAAACACATTGGTTCAGAGGGTTGTTCCAAAGGTAATTTGCTTCTAAGAAGTCCCAGTGTGTTTCCGTATGATTTTTTGGGGGTTAGCTCAGTTGGTAGAGCAGCGGGTTTTGATCCCGCGTGTCACAGGTTCGAATCCTGTACCCCTTGCCAGTTACTGTGGTGTCTATAGTGTAGTGGCCTGCACCCTGCTCTGTGAAAGCGGTAGTACCGGATCGATACCGGTTAGACACCCCATGCTGCTTTAGCTGATGTGGTCATAGCGGTGGTTTGAAGAGCCATTGAACTAGGTTCGATTCCTAGGGGCAGCACCAACAATTACGGTCCGTAGCTCAGCGGAAGAGTTCTGGTCTTCGAAACCAGCTGTCGGGAGTTCGAATCTCTCCGGACCGGCCATGATTTACACCCGAGTAGCTCAGTGGTAGAGCACGACCTTGATAAGGTCGGGGTCGGTGGATCGTTCCCACCTTCGGGTACCATGGAAGTGTAGCATAGCGGCCAATGCGCCACCTTCATACGGTGTTTATCGTGAGTTCGAGTCTCACCACTTCTACCACGATTTTTATAAATTTTAATTTTGCATGATAAATATTATTAGCAGCGCCAATGTTCTTTTGACGCCGGACTAAAATTGACGCGGAGAATTGACTCCTTTTTACTGTGTTTCAGTAAGACGCCAACCGTGAGTAGTATTCATCTACTAGCTATAAAATTTAAACATAAAACTATGACAATATATCCTGATAGATTTGGTTGCTATCGTGTGGGCGATTTAAAATTTTATAGCAAATTAGAAGCCATAGAAATGCAGGCAAAAACAAATATACACCTGCACTGGGATTTTAACGAAGCGGCATTTAGTGCATACGATTGGACTGCGGAGCCCGAACAGTCTATTACCGAACTATACAAACAACGAGCACAACAGTTACGAGAAAAATATGATTATATCATATTGATTTACAGTGGTGGCGCCGATAGCGAAACTATTTTGCAATCGTTTGTTTACAATGATATCAAGTTGGATGAAGTGGCCAGTTATGTAAACTATTCAGCCACTGGTAAGAAAAATAATTTTTTAAATGAAGAAATTTTTGGTAACGCTATTCCTAGACTAGAGCGGTTAAAAGAAAAATATCCTTGGCTCAAGCATCGTGTGATTGAACTGCGTGATCTAATGCTAGATCATTTCACTGACCAAGATGTAAAATTCAGATGGATATATTATACCAACACATTGTTCGATGCCAATTGCCCGGCAAGAGAATCTCTTGCTTTGAAAATCAAAGACTGGGCAGATTTAATACATCAAGGTAAAAAAGTTTGCGTGTTATGGGGATATGACAAGCCCAGAATCATTAACGAAAACGATCGTTATTCGGTGCGCTTTATTGATATCATTGATAGTGGGCCAACAGTGAAATCTTTCGCAGGAGAACTACCTTATGACGATGAATTGTTTTATTGGACTCCTGAAATGCCTCAAATTTCAATCAAGCAAGGACACATAATCAAAAATTACTTAGACAACAACTGGAGCACTTCGGCATTTGTTTCAACAGAAAGAACTGATTTGGCCTATAAAAAAGTCAACGGTGTAAGACATTGGTTAAACAAAGACGGACTGCATGCATTGATCTATCCCAACTATGAATTGGCATTGACTGCGGCCAAACCACAAAACACTGTGGTAACTGAGCGTGATATATGGTTCTACAGTATGGAAGAAAGCAATCAAGCATTGCAAACATGGAAAATGGGAGTTTCAAAATTATGGCAAATATTGCCTGAATATTGGAAAAATAATCCTGATGATTTTAAAAAAGGTCTCAAACTTTGTTGGAGCAAGGATTATTATCTAACATGACGCATTCTTATCACGATTATCCTGCATGGCATAATGGTAAATTTTGTTGTGTTGATGATCTTAAAATTAGTATTTTGGATCTGGGACTTATTCACAGTGATGCCACATACGATGTCATAGCCTTCATTGACAATGCGGGGTTGAAAATTGAACAACACATTGATCGTTTCATTGGCAGTTGCGATTATTGGCGTATACGGTTAAATTACTCCAGGCAAGAACTAATAGATGTTGTGAGTAAAATTCATGCGTTAACTGGGTGGACCAACAGTATTGTTTGGTTGTCAGTCACTAGAGGTATTCCAGTTTCGGGTAATCCTAGAGATTTAATCAATTGTGAACCCAATGTGATGTGTTATGCCAAACCGTATCAACAGTTCAATGGTACAGGTCGAGCCACTGTGTGTTTGTCCCAACAACGTCGGGTACCTGATTCAGGTGTGAATCAACTGCACAAAAATTTTGTGTGGTCAGATCTAACCAGAGCACAATGGGAAGCTATTGATAGAGGGTATGATACAGCCGTACTGTTAAGCGCAGAAGGATATTTGACTGAAGGACCAGGATTTAATGTGGCTGTAATCAAAGACGACACAGTGTATGCACCACTCTCAAATAGATTACCAGGTATAAGCATGCGATTAGTAGAACAAACATGCCAAGAAAACAACATTAGATTTGAATGGACCAACATTGATCAAGAACTGCTTGACACATGCGATGACATGATTTTGACCACCACAATTGGTAATTTGGTCACCGTAGAAAATTACAACGGACGTGAGCTGACTCCGTCACAAATACAGAACAAATTAAAAAAGGAAATAAAATGCTAGATACAGTAAAATTAGATACAGAAGTTTTTTTGTCAGACACTGCCTATGTCACACGTGAAACCTTGGGCGATTCGGATATAGCCCGTTTTGTAAATGAAAAAATGGATTATATCCTCGATCATAGAGCCATTGAACATCCGTTTTTCAATCATTACGCTGTTAATGGATTGCCCGAAGAAAAGAGCAAACTTCTTTATCTTGAAACCAGACACTATTTCAAATACTTGCCTTATTACATTTGCGGTATTGCTTCGTTGGTAGAAGATGATGATGCTGCCGGCAATGATGTAGTAAGATTTATCGCATTTAATGCACAAGATGAACTAGGGGAGTCGTACAGTCACTCAGACATGTACAAAGACTTCATGTTCAAGAAAGGTATTACTCAAGAGGAATTGGCGAATCATCGTCCGTTGCCTAGTACTGTTGCCTTGAACGAGGGTATTAGAGTATTATATAATACCAGACCTATTGCTAGAGCATTGGGTGCTTTATACGCCGACGAAACACTGAGTGCCAGTCTGGTGTCAAAATACAACAAAGGTCTAACAGCGGAAGGCCTATCTGAACAAGATAGATATTTCTGGACTTTGCATTGTGAGTGGGAAGTGGGACATTCAAATGCAGTATATAATATTGTTGAGCCTTACTTGCAAACTGATCAGGATCGTCGGGCATTCGGTGATGGCATCGACCAGTACCTGTTTCTAATGGAAAAATATTGGGACGGTATTGAACAGTTGTTAACAAAATAACAACTGTTGTTGAATTAGCAATAAAAAATAAACGGTTGCTCAAAAAGGTTCCTTTTGTTATAATTGGTGTATTGTAATTAACAAGGAGCGCAAAATGAGTAAAAAACACTTTGAATTGATTGCACATTATATTTCGACTATGTTGGATAGTCACTGCAAACTCAATGCCGCAGTGGCAGTGGCATCGGCTTGTAAAGTAGCTAATCCCAAGTTTGATGAGCAAAAGTTTTTTAAGGCATGTGGAGTTTAATAGTTGACAATAAAGAATCATTTTGTTATACTGTTTGAATAGTAAGTAACCAGGAGTGAAAAATGAGTTTATTTGTGCCTACTTCAAGAAAAGAAACACAAGCATTAATGCGGTACTTAGATAAGAATAGACCTGCTATAAACGAACGTAAACAAGATCCTGCATACAAATCAGAGATCAAACAGTTGCGTGAGTTTCATGCCAAGTTGTATTCAAGTGATTTTAGTCACTTACCTAAACCCAAGGCTGGTGAAGAAATTAGTCCTTGGGCATTGTCAGGATTACAAGCAAAATGTTTTCTTGTAGCAGAAAAGTTTCAAGTACCATTTTTTGATGTAGTTGGCGATGCGAACTCTCATTGCAACGGTTACGAGATTGATAGTAACTAGTATTTCTGCTATACTGGTTAAATAGTAAGTTTTGCCTGGGTGGTGGAATTGGTATACACGCTGGTCTTAGAAGCCAGTGCCGAAAGGCTTAAGAGTTCGAGTCTCTTCCCAGGCACCATAGTAAAACATATTAGGTTACCTACACCGCTAGGGCGTCCGGATAGACTGCAACACTGCCGAGTGTTGGTTGAGACCGGGTCATGAAACAAGGAGCAATCCTGGTAATTGCGGCGGAGTAGTAGGACGTAATGAGGTTGACAGACAAGTCCGTGGACGGCACGGTAGGACAGGTTCAAAACTGTTTTTTCTGTCAAACACCCTAATATGCTTTACTATGGTAGAGACACAAGGAAGTGGGTAGGCCCGCCGCAATAGCACCACGTAAGGCATCCTTGTTATACTTAATGTTGGAGTAAGGTCCAACCTACCAAGTTTTATGCACCGTTCGTCTATCGGTTAGGACACCCGCCTTTCACGCAGGTAAGAGGAGTTCGATTCTCCTACGGTGTACCATATAAATACAAGCATGAAAGATCTGTTAAAAAATTTGCCACAGATACTAGGTGCTTTACCTGAAATCGTAAAGTATCTAAAGTACATACCCGTGCTAATGGTATTAGCGGGTATCGGCTATGGCATTTTTTACTACATGGAAAATCATCGAGATCCATTTATCTGTGTCAACAATCAAGTATTCGAGCAACTAAGACTAGACAGTGATGTTTATGTGTTTAGAGGCGAAACTTGTGTTGATTCTAAAGATTTAAAATAATATTTGGGGGTGTAGCTCAATTGGTAGAGCGGGTGCTTTGCAAGCACTAGGTAGCGGGTTCAAATCCTGTCACCTCCACCAAGTCAATGGGAGTGCGGCTAAGTTAGAGAGTGGCGGCTGACTGTAAATCAGTTCTTTCGGGTGAGTAGGTGCGAATCCTTCCACTCCCACCAAATAGTAGTGCCTTGTTATTTCAGTGGTAGAATGTCTCCTTTACACGGAGAAGGTCGGCAGTTCGAATCTGTCACAAGGTACCAAAGTTTTATTCCGCAGAACCCGAGCAAGGTGCATGGGCGTGACTGTTAATCACTGGTTAGTAGAGTTCAATCCTCTAATGCGGAGCCAAGGACGTTCCGTTGTCAACGGATACTGTGACCCGCAGGATGAGAAGTGAGGTGACTCTCACGGGTGGTAGTCTTTAAACCAAAAGGCCGCTGGCAATGCGAGAACGGGACTGGTCGGGGAGCGGGTGGAGGTCGTGCGTGATGATGTATTGGTCGTAAGCCAATATGTTTGATGCGATATAATTACCGCCGCAGTCTGTCAGAGCATTTAATTCAGGTCCTATAGTATATCGGTAAGTATGGCGCCCTGTCACGGCGCAGAGACGGGTTCAACTCCCGTTGGGACCGCCAAGTTTTAATGCGGGTGTAACTCAGTGGTAGAGTGTCAGCCTTCCAAGCTGTTCGTCGCAGGTTCGATCCCTGTCACCCGCTCCACTAAATTGTTGCTTTTTAGCAACATTGCTAAATCGGCGACTCGTGTTGCAATTTTAGCAACAAAATCTTTTGGTAGACCATAAAGGCCCATTTTGCTATAATAGCAGTATAGTAACTAACAAGGAGAGCAAAATGTCTAAACTACTCATTACTACCCAAGTTTACGAAAACTACGCCTGGCGCGAAGATGGCACCTTAGGCATCGGTGCTGATGCTTATTGGAAGGCCAAAGGCGGGAATGATTATGTGGTTAAGAATTTCCGCGGCGACGATACAATTGCAGTCATGGCTGTACGCAGTCAAATTGAGACTGAGAATGATGGTTATCGTGAACATATTGTCGATTGGTCAATTGTTGCCGACGACTATCTGACTGAGTTCGAACGTAGCCAATTGGAGTACGACGGCGAGATTACTTTCCCTGCAACAGAGTTGGAAGTAGCATAATTATAAGGAGAACCAAATGCCAGCAGTGTTTTTAGTTAGTGATACGCATTTTGGTCACGCTGGCGTTTGCCGTTTTACTCGCAACGATGGAGTGACGAAACTGCGCCCGTGGGACGATCCTGCGGAAATGGATGAGTTCATGGTAAAAGCATGGAACGAGCGTGTCAAGCCCACGGACAAAGTGTATCATCTAGGCGATGTTGTTATTAACCGCCGAGCATTATCTACGTTGGCTCGTTTAAACGGCGACAAGGTCTTGATCCGCGGTAATCACGACATCTTTCGCGATGACGAGTATAGACAGTACTTTCGTGAACTACGTGCATACCATGTCATGAACGGAATGATACTAAGCCATATTCCCATACACGAAGAAAGTCTGGGTCGTTTTGGAGTTAACATTCACGGACATCTGCATAGCAACAGAGTTATGAAAGATGGTGCTGTTGATGTTAGATATCATTGCGTCTGCGTAGAACAAACAGACTTTGCACCTATCTTGTTTGAAGATGTTGTCAAGCGTATAGAAGCAGAAGGTGGTACAATAGGTTTTAAAAACGGTAATGGCCCAACAATGTAATAGTTGACTGGGCTGTTACTAACATATATAATAAACACATGGAGCGTTGGCCGAGTTGGTCGAAGGCACTTTCCTGCTAAGAAAGCAAGTGGACAAAAATCTGCTTCGTTGGTTCGAATCCAACACGCTCCGCCAAGTTTGGCCCTTTTAGTTAAATGGTATAACAGTTGATTTGTAATCATCAATTGGCAGTTCGATTCTGTCAAGGGGCACCAAAGGATAATATATGCCACACTCAGCAGATGTAACTAAGCAAGTCATTGAAAGAATGATGAACTTACAAGAGTTTACTGTCACTGTTCCAGTTGAAAATAACTGGATTCCGAATGGTCGAGCGCCGTTTGATATTCGAATTAAGAATGGACTTGCTACAGTATCCGTTCCGGCATTGACTGAAGCAGAAGCTCGTAGTAAAATAATTGCATATTTTAATGCAAGTGATACAGAAGATTAATCCGGGTGTAGCTCAGCCAGGCTAGAGCACCTGCTTTGGGAGCAGGGGGTCGTAGGTTCGAATCCTGCTACCCGGACCAAGTAATAATGCCCGGATGGTGGAATGGTAGACACGACAGACTTAAAATCTGTTTCCGTCAGGAGTGCCGGTTCAAGTCCGGCTCCGGGTACCAAGTTTAGCAGGGCCTCTAGCTCATGCTTGGTTAGAGCAGCGGACTCATAATCCGTTGGTGCGGAGTTCGACTCTCCGGGGGCCCACCATTTACATATTGACAAAAATGAAAAAAATTTTTATTGCAATGGCAGAAACCAATAACGGCGATCGAGTGTTTGGTAATGCATACTTAACGTATCAGAAAGCCTATGCTGCTGCACTGGATATGATTAAAGAAGTAGAAATCAACACAGAGTGGCAATTGTTGCCCATAGTTGAAGAAATTGATTTTGTAGAAGATTAATTAAAATAACTGGCGTTCGTTCAACGGATAGGACATGGGTCTTCTAAACCCAGAATGGGGGTTCGATTCCCTCACGCCGGACCAGGTTTACAAAAAATCAATCATTTGCTATAATGTTGTTTTGTTTGAGGAGCAAGCAATGAACGACACCAACGACATACTAGGCACTCCAATTGAAGTAGGTTCCACTGTTATAACATGCCACAATGGCAGAATAATCGTAGGACGTATTGCAGAAATATACGAAGAAAGAGGCAATGTAAAAGTTGAACCTTTGCCTTATGACACAAATGGTAGAAGACCTCCACCTGGAACGAAACCGTTTCGTCGTGCAGACTACAATGTGTTTGTAGTAAACGACCAAGACTTGTTTATGAGCACTCTTAAAGGGTATTGTCATAATACGGGTGAATTTGACGAAGACTACGAAGAAGAATTTTAAAGAATAATGCAACGGTGGCAGAGAGGCCCAATGCAAGGGACTGCAAATCCCTAAAACCGCGTGTTCGAATCACGCCCGTTGCTCCAAACAAAGGAAGTGTGGCAGAGTCCGGCTGATTGCACCTGTCTTGAAAACAGACGAACCGTAAGGTTCCGTGAGTTCGAATCTCACCGCTTCCGCCAAAATCGTGCTAAAATAGCAACAAAAATAAACGGTTGCCCAAAAAGACTCATTTTGCTATAATATGTGTATTGTGTAATTGAGGAGCTCGTAATGCAAAAACTCGTTAATTTTATTGCAATTAGTATTTTTGCAACTTCTGCTGTTGCTGCAGATTGGGAGGATCCTGAAGCACGTTTTGATGCTACCAAGAACTTTACTTCTAAAAGTACAATAGAATGGGTACTTACGAAAGATGTGCAAACAACGTGTGATCGTGAAAGCAAGCGGCGCGGACTGGGTGGATTTGATTATGCTGTATTGGCTTGTTCATTTTGGCAAGGATCAACCTGTATTATCTTTACCAAGCCAACTACCACATTACACGAAATTGGTCACGAAATGAGACATTGCTTTCAAGGCAATTATCATTGACAACAAAAACAACTTCAAGTAAAATATGAAGTATATTAACTAAGTAGGAGATGTAAATGAATATTCGACTTCGTGCTGTTGCTCGTACTGCTGGAATGTTTGCTGTTGCTACCTTGGTTCCGTTGGTGCTGGTAGGATTGTTTCAATTGGATGCAGACATTCTTTTAACCTTATTTCTGTTATTGTTTTTTGCCTGGATGCTCTGGGTTGTTTATTCAATTAATCTTGGGCAACTTGAAACAGAAGAAAAGATTCGCGAAATGCAGGAGCGTCGCGAAACAATGTTATCTAACATAGTAAATAAACAAGAGTAATACGTTCCGGTGTGGTGTAATGGCAGCGCCGCGGTCTCCAAAACCGCTAGTGGGGGTTCGATTCCCTCCACCGGAGCCAACTTTATTTTCAAGGAGTTTGTTATGAAATACTTTCGAGTAGGTGTTCCTGTTCTGGTTGTGTTGGCAGTGATTTTTAATGCGATTACAGCATACGGAGCAGATAACTCAACAGCCTTTTATGCCAACATTACTGCATTGTGTGGTTGGTTGGTAATTGCTGGTGATGAAATAATCCATTTCCGTGACCAACGTGCTAATAAGGATAGTGTATAATGTTTGCGATTCCGTTGCGTGAAATACCTTATTACATCAAATGGCGATTTAAACAGATTTTAAAAAGATTCAAATAAACTATCGCGGGATAGAGAAACGGCATCTCGAGAGTCTCATAAGCTCTAGTTCCTGGTTCGATTCCGGGTCCCGCAACCAATCCCGGAGTCCCATCTCCGTTATTTCATGGGGGTAATTGGTATAACCATAATACCTGGGTTGACGATACAACCTTAAGACCTGTGGCGGTGCCTTGAAAAATCGTAGGGCGGGGACTGTACCGTCCTTATGGAAAAACAGATCGACAGAGTAGCAAGCAGCTCAGTCAGGGGCTTGGGGGACCAAGTGGCCTGACACCATGTCATGAGTAAATAAAAAAATGAAAAATTTAGAAATTCTATCTAGATATGACTCAAAATATTTAGATCCAATTTGGGATAATAAAGTTCTTAATTATGATCATACAAAATATGATTGGCAAAGTTTATTTTTAAATGCAATACAGGAAAAATATCCTAGTTTAGAAAGACTCGATCAACTTCACTTACATGTAAAAACAAATCAGTTAATAGAATTACGCAAACATCTGGAGAATTTATTTCAGACCGATCAAGTTCGACAAAAAGTTGATGAGTTTTTTGAAGAATACATAAACAAATTATTGCCATCGCAGGATTACATGTTACAAAAAACTCCAGGTATTAGAATACTCGTACCTGATCAGGCTAAAAAAGGCAGATTATTATCCTTTCATACAGGACACTGGACAGGTTATAATAATGGTATGTATACAGTATGGACACCAGTTACTCAAACCTGGGACACTAATGCAATGCAGGTTATTAGTTGGACTGATACCATTACAGCCATGAAAAAAATTCATGCAAATAAATTAACAACTAAGGAAATACAATCTCTTTGCGAACAGTATTGTTGGCCTACTAATATTGATGTAGGGCAAAGTTGGTTATTTAATCAAGGACATTTACATGGTAATGTAAACAACGCTACCGGTGTATCTCGGGTAAGTTTTGATATTAGAGCCATGATTAAAGGATGTGATTATGGCTTTAGATATCCGGGTGGATTTTGGCGACTACGTGGAAAATCCAATCACTTTCAAATTAATAAATTAGATACTAATAAACGCTGGATAACCTTATCAGACCAAGGCAGTCAATTTGTAGGTAGTACACCGCAATTTATATTTAGAGAATTTTTACTTAATTGGTGTAGTAAGAATGGTATTACTCCTATTGAATGGCATAACGAATACCTTTACTGTGATTGGAATTTAAATTTTCAGCATAGCATTGTAAATGGTAGTATTGACGGTATAATTCTTCCTAGTATATATGCTCTAACAGCGGAACCGGTATTTAGATTAAAATTATTTCAGTTGGCATTAGATAAAGGTGTACAATTAGTATTTGTAGATGAAAATATTTTGTTAGATTCGCAAGCTTCATTAGATTATATTAAAAAGATATATGCTTTTGCTTACCCAGAAGAAAATTTTAATAATTGAAACACATAAAAGAACCATAGTCAGGATAATTAGTTATAGTATCATGTCAGTAACGACACCAATTCCAGGAGACAGCGATGCCTAATTCAAATTTTAGAAATTGGTTAAGAATTATCTGGCTAGAAAACTGTCGTGAACACGAAGACCACAACGAATTGCCTTACACATTACAAGAATATTGGCAACGATACCGATGGTGGCTGCGACGAGAATATCGTTTTCAGAACAAAAAATAAACGAGCTCAGGCTCGTTTTTTATTGACTGAGTAACTGTATTCTGCTAAAATTATAACAAGGTGATAAAATGCGTAAACCAGAAAAAATTTATCGAGTAAAAAATCTTCGATCCAACGAAATCTTTACTACCAGTACAGTATATGAAAAGAGTATTGACGGAGAACAGTTTATCGGAGTGTGGCGAGATTCGGATCCGCATCGTAGAGTAAATTGGATTCGCAGAGATAGCACAGTAAAGATCAAATGACCAAAGCTTTTAGCATCAACGTAGGTAATGGTGGTTCCGGTGGTACCTCTTACACAGTTGACAACAAGTGGACTACCGCAGGTATAACTAAAATACAAAGTACACTTAAAGTAGACGGGGATGCCGACTTTGGTGGTGATATTACAGTAAAAGGACGCAGTTTAACCCAAACCCTAGAAAAGATCGAAGAACGACTAGCAATATTGCCACCGCCAAACTTGGAACTTGAACGAGATTGGTCGGAATTGGCCGAACTTAGACAGCAGTATGTAGAACTTGAACGAGAGTTGCTAGAAAAGCAACGAGTTTTTGATATCCTCAAAAAGTCCTAGACCATAAATCCTGTTTGTGCTATAATAGCACTATGTACAAAATTTCTATACCAGTTAATCGAGCGTACGATGCCATTCAATGGGCATCAGTACAATTCAAGCATTTTGAAGTGCAGCACATGATGCCCGCTGACAAATATGAATTTAGATTTGAACGTGCTGAACAGGCCAGTTTTTTTGCATTGAGATGGCAATGATTGAAATTAAAAAACTCTGGCACAAGAGCCAATCAAACAGTCATTGGGACGATATATGCGATTGGTGTATTGATCAATTTGGCATTCCAACTCCAAATGAAGGCCGTTGGTACACACAAGCCACAGTAGGAACGATGCATTTTTATTTTGACAATGAACAAGATGCGTCACTGTTTATAATGAAATGGATGTGATATGAAAATTGCAGTCTGCAGCGATCTCCACCTAGAGTTCGGAGATCTAGATTTAACAAACGACGAAAACGCTGAAGTGTTAATACTGGGCGGAGATATATTCTTGGCTGCCGATCTAGCATCTGGTCCTGTGTTACCAGTTACCGAGCATGTACAAGAACGAGCAGATAGATACAATACTTTTATAACTCGTTGCAGTGAAAGATTCGCTCATGTTATACTAGTAATGGGCAATCATGAACACTATCATGGAGACTTTGCAACCACTGCCAATATAATACGTGGCACTTTTGGAGATCTTCATAATGTGCATTTTTTAGATAAAGAATGGCGTATAATTAATGGCATATTATTTTTTGGTGGGTCGTTATGGACTAACATGAATGGAGAAGATCCTGTCACTATGATGCGTATGCAGGGTACTATGAATGACTATGTTCAGACCAAGAACACTGGCCCTAACGCTGGCGGTAAACTGCTACCACAGGACACAGTAGAGGATCATTATGCGTTTCGTAGAGCATTGGATGAGGTACTAGCACAGTTTCCAGACATGCCTACTGTAGTAGTGGGACACCATGCTCCTAGCAAGTCTAGTACGCATCCTCGCTACAAAACAGAGTATTATATGAATGGTGCATACAGCACTGACTTAGACAACTTTATATTGGATCGTAGACAGATTAAGTTATGGACACACGGGCACACACATGAGCCATTTGACTACATGATTGGTACTACCAGAGTTGTATGTAATCCACGTGGTTACATTGACTATGAAGCCAGAGCAGACGATTTTGTACTCAAATACTGGGAGATATAATGAAAACTTTTGATACATATGAAGAAGTAGTTGGAATGAATCACTGCATGAAACGACCAATTGTGGTACATGCTAAAAAGATAGAGGTAGAATTTCGTGTCAATACACTAGAAGGCGACTACAAGCAAGGCAAGCCTGGTGACTATCTAATGCGTGGTATAGACGGCGAACTTTATATTTGTGATGGTCCTATTTTTGAACGAACTTATGATTGGGTATAATTATGACAGCGACTTTTAAGATTTCACTTAACGAACAACTTAGACAGATCCGTATGCAGGATCATAATTCAGATCAACTTAGACTCATGAGAGAAATACGCAATGAAAAACTTCAAGAGTTCAAGCGGGCACATCACATGAATGTTGTAAACAAAAACAAAGTGGACGTCTATGTCTGATTTTCCTGAATTTGACAAGGCCTATAATGCGATGTTGCTGCCCGACGATGCAGACCGTTTTAATCATATAGCGGCAGAAACACGTTTCAACATTTATAATTCGCCTATATGGCGTTTACAAGGTCGTAAGTATTCCGAATCCGTTATTCAAGAATGTGTCAATAACTTACGCTTGAATGGGTATGATGATGCAGCCAATCAGGTAATAAAACATTTTGGAGTCGGAGAATGACAAAACTTATACTATCAATTTCTATTTTGTTAACCGGATGTAGTGTACTACAAACTACCCATAATGAAATGAAAAACGAAGTCGCCGGCTTCAAAGAAGATTGGAACAGGACATTTGGTCATGAACGAAAGAATTAAACAAATTGCCGAACAGGCTGGATACTTACCTGATAATTTTGGCATTGGGCATTGGGATATGCCCGAGTGTAAAAAGTTCGCTGAGTTGATTGTTCGGGAATGTGTTAAATTTTGTGAACACGAATCCAATGATGATGAGCATGACGAGTATGATATGGGAATGTGGGTCAAGGCAGAAAGTATCAAAACGGCAATTATGGAAGAATTTGGAATCAAAGAATGAACAATCAACTAAGAAAAATTGTTGAACAGGCTGTATCGGCTGTTGATATTGTCACTGGAAATGAAGCACTGGATGATGAATTGGCCAAGATGTATATTCCTGATTGCTTCGCTGAAAAGTTCGCCGAGTTGATTGTCAAGGAATGTGCTGAACTATGTGATAATTTACAAAAATGGCCTTCAACCGAACCAAGACATTGTGCTGAAGAAATTAGAGAACACTTTGGAGTTGATGAATGAAACCAACAACTGATTTCGTATTGGTCAGAGGACCACGCACAGATGAAGATAATAACCCAATTGATATTCATATTCGTGTTGTGAGAAACACCGATGCCTTCGATTTTACTGAATATTCATTTTTGAGATTATCCAAAACTGCTGAGTCTGAAATGGAAGAGTGGGTACCAACTAAAGAATTACACATATACAAGAAAGCATTTAAGGTGCAATGATGGGATGGAAATATGAGGTAAATGTGTGGGATGGTCCTGTAGATGGTGACTTTAAGTGGTTGCAAATTTATGCTGGACCAAGTATATTCAAAGCCATCTACAATATGTGGTGGGCAAAGCGTAACGGCTGGAAATGTATAAAACTGGAGTATCGACCATGAACGAAAATGCCGAAAAGATGTGGGCTGATCCAAGGTTCCAATTACTGGCTGATTTAGACCGATTGTTGGATAGTAGCAAGATATGGGGTGGTATGGAATGGGTATATCATCCTATCCATCCAGTCAAGTATAGACCAATGGCTGAACGAGTCCGAGCAGAGTTGGGCAAACTTTACAAAGAATATGGAGTTGACGAATGAGTGAAGAAATGAATGACTTGATTAGACAATACATCAAAGACAATTTACGGCTTGAGGTTAGGACAGATTCCATATACAATGGTGGCAGTGACGGTCCCATGTACACCGACTGTCAC